TTCACCCAGGTCAACGCTCCGGCCGGCGACAGCGGCCGTCATTCCGACGAAGACATTGCCGCTGCGATTGAATGGGACGGCAACCCGTCCGATTTCGTGGAAGCCCTTGTCTCGTGCGGTTGGTTGGACCGTTGCGATAGGCATCGGATCGTTGTTCATGATTGGGTTGAACACGTCCCGAAATACTTGAAGGGTGCTTTGGCTAAGAACGGAATCGAGTTCGCAACTGTGCAGCCTGCCAATGACGATTGTGAAAACCTTTGCGAGCCTATGCAATCTGCTTACCAAGCTAAGCAGTCTGCTAACACCGGTAAGCAGCCTGCACCTATTAAAGCCAAGCCTATCCAAGACAAGGGAAGACAAGAAACCCCCCTACCCCCCACGGGGGGTTCGTCGTCAATCACCGTTTCCGCATCGGGAGGAGTTCTTGCCGAAATCCCGAAAGAAATTGACTCCCCGGAGTTTCGGGAAGCGTGGTCGGAGTGGGTAGCGGATCGGAAGGAACGAAAGAAGCCGATTACCCAGCGGGCAGCGAAACAGCAACTCAAAAGCCTGATTCCGCTCGGGACGGTGAAAGCCGCTGAGTGCTTGCTTACGGCCTTGCGGAACGGTTGGACGGGAATTTTCCCGGAAAGCAAAAACGGTAAGCATGATTCGCCTGCCCCACAGTACCCATCCGCTCCCGCCGAAGACAAACCAGCCACCATCGCGGAAATCAACGCCCAGCGGGCACGCCAAAATCTTCCGCCGATTCCAGAATCGGGGGCCGCATGAGCGACATCCCAGAATTCTTTCCGATCGAAGCGGCTTACGAAATGTCGCAGGGCGACCCGTCCTGCCTTGACCGCGACGATTACGACCGGACGGCGCGAGCGGAAATGTACGTCGTCGGCGGAATGATGCTCAACTACGACCACGCCCGCGAAGGCGTTCGAATCCTATCCGAATCCGATTTTTACGGGCATCACACGCGGATCGTGTTCAACTCCGTCCGCCGGATACTCTCCGAGAACCGCGCCCCGTCGATGGAAGCGGTCTTCGATGACCTCACGCGGATGAATCTGCGGGACGAATTCATCAACGGGACCGCATCGTCATATCTCTCAATGTGCTTCCGGTTTTGCGTTGCGGCCGTGGATTTCGTGTACAAGGCCGGTGTGATTCGCGACATGGCGGCAAAGCGGCTCATGAAGCGAATCGCGGCGGAGATGATCGGCCAATGCGAAAGCCGGGAACCGTCGCGCGATATTGCCAGCCGCTACGCCCGAACGCTTGGCGAAGTTGCGGACCTCTCACCCGGCTCCGAACTCATCCCCATGCCCGCGTCAACGATTGCCACGAGCCGGTCGATTGAAGCGGCACACATGCACAAAGGCGAACCGGCACGCCGCACGGGGATCACGACCGGCGTCAATGCGATCGATGGGATCATTCCCAGCATCGAACCCGGCGAACTGATGATCCTCGCGGCTCGGCCAGGCGTCGGGAAATCGGCACTCGCGGCATTGATCGCCCGCAACGTCGCGTTCCTTGGCGGCAAGGTTTTGTTCTTCTCGCTCGAAATGCCACACGTCCAACTGACGACGCGGATTCTCGCGATGACATCCGGCGTCAGCCTCCCCGCACTCCGCGGCCATCGGGACATGTCGGAGGCGGAGAAGGACACTGTTTTCCGAACCCTGAATACGGAACTTTCACAACTTCCGATTCACTATTGCGACCGTCGTGGAATCACGGCCGAGCAAGTCGCCAGTGAATCCCGAAGGCCGTCGCTCGTCGTCGTCGATTATCTCCAGTTGCTCCGTGCGGATCGCGGCGGCGACAACCGCAACTACCAAATCGGAGCGATGACGAAAACGCTTCGTAACGTGGCCGGAGAAATAGGCTCGCCGATGATCGTGCTCGCCCAAATGAACCGGCAATCGGAATCGGAGTCGAGAGAGCCGAAGTTGTCGGACCTGCGAGACAGCGGCGAAATCGAACAGGACGCCGACATCGTCGCGTTCCTTCATCTCGCGCAGACGGCCACGAGCGACAAAGCCGAAATCGACGTGTCATTTATCGTCGCGAAACAGAGGCAGGGAACCGTTGGCAAAGTCGAGTTGACGTACACGAGACGAACAACGTGTTTCTCCGACCGAACGGTGCCGATGTGAAAACCGAAACCGCCATCATTGCCACACGCATCCGGGCAGAGCGAATCCGCGAAATGCTCCGCGATGCGGAAGGCGACGACGAAGAAACGAAAAACGTCCTGCGGTGGGTTCAGGAAACCAGCAAGCCGTACCCGTTTGTCAACGGCGAAAGAATCCGCGAAACCGCGAACGCGGTGGGGGTGTGAGGGTGGAATTGACATTCGATCTGAAATCAATCGACTCATACCGCACGTTTATCCGTGCGAAGTCGCTGCCCGTTTGCCAATTCCGAGGACGGCAAGCGTACATTCCGAACGAATACGCCTGTCAACTCGGATTGAAACAACCGAAGGCAAAGGACGAGGAATACACGCCGAAGGAATTTCTATTCGACTACCAACGCGACATCGCTCGCATCGCGATCCGCAAGCGGAAGTATTCCATCTTCGCCGACTGCGGACTCGGCAAGACGCTCATTTTTTTGGAGTACATCCGGCACGTTTCGGATCAACTCCGCAAAGGCAAAGCGATTCTGATGGTCTGCCCTTTGATGGTGGTGCGTCAGACGTTGGCCGAAGCGAAACGATGGTACGGTGATGAACTGCAAATCGAACAAGTTTCCGCGAAAGACTTGCCGGCGTGGACTCGCAAGGGCGGACGTATCGGCATCACGAATTTCGAAGCGATCACGGAACACGTTGAGCAATGCCGAATCGGAGCATTGATTATCGACGAATCGAGCATGCTGAAATCCCATTACGGGGCGTGGGGAACTCGTCTCATCGAACTCGGTCGCGGGCTTGAATGGAAACTGGCTGGGACCGGAACGCCAGCACCAAACGACCGAATCGAGTATGCGAATCACGCGGTCCTGATGGATCAATTCCCGACGGTGAATTCATTCCTCGCCAAGTATTTCGTCAACCGTGGCGAGACATCGAACCGATGGGAATTGAAACCGCACGCATTGAAGCCGTTCTACAAATCGCTCTCGCATTGGTGCATCTTCCTCACTAACCCGGCCGTGTACGGGTGGAAAGATAATTGCGGAACACTACCACCGATTCACGTTCATATCGAAGACGTGAAACTGACGGACGATCAGCGTGGGCAGGCCCAGGTTGCGAGCGGAGAGTTGTTCGGCTCGCTCGGCGGCATCGGATCGCGGGCGAAGATTGCCCGCATTGCGAAAGGCATCGGCAGCGAATCGCTCAAGCCGCAATACATCGTTGATCTCGCCAACTCATTCGGAAATGAATCGCGAATCATCTGGTGCCGGTACAACGCGGAGCAAGACACGTTCGCGAAGATGATTCCCGAAGCGGGTAATATCGACGGGGCAACTCCGCACGAAGAACGGGCGCGAATCGTCGAATCATTCCAACGCGGCGAAATCAAAACAATCATCAGCAAGCCAAAGATTCTCGGACTCGGCTTGAATCTCCAAATCTGCACCCGTCAGATTTTCAGCACGCTGCAAGACAGCTACGAGGAATACTACCAAGCCGTGAAACGGTCGAATCGGTACGGTTCCAAACTGCCGCTCAACGTGCATATCCCGGTCACGGACCTCGAACGTCCGATGATTGAAACCGTCCTGCGAAAAGCGGCGATGGTTCAACAGGACACCGAAACACAAGAAAAACTCTTCAGAGAGGCAGGCTGCAATGTCAACTAGCACCAAACCAAAAACGTACAACCGCCGCGGATGGTGGCCTAGCGGCTGGAGCGTGATCAAACGCGGCCGCAAGTGGAATGTCGAAAACATCGACAAAGACAAAGTGATTTCGGCAGGCCACGAATGCGAGTTTGATGCGATCTCCGAATCAGACTGCCTCGCAACCAAACACAAAGGAAATTGAGCATGTTAGCGAACGGCACGACATGGGATGTTCACCACGGCGATTGCATCGAGCACATGGCGACGATGCCGCCTGCCTCGGTCGATATGTCCGTGTTCAGCCCGCCGTTTCCGGCTCTGTACGCTTACACGTCCAGCGAAGCGGACATCGGCAATTCGGAAGACTTGAAATCCGAAGCGAAGATACACCTTGGCTATTTCTACAACCAGCTCGCCCGCGTGCTGAAACCGGGCCGGGTGGCCATTGTCCACGTCATGCAGATTCCGCGAATGAAGCGGAGCGGCGGTCAAGGGTTGTGCGACTTTCGCGGCATGAACATTCGACTCGCGGAAAGGGCGGGACTGATTTACGAATACGATTGGTCGGTCCGGAAGAACCCGCAAGCCCAGGCGATCCGAACGAAGTCGCGAGAGTTGCAATTCAGCGGACTGGAATCGGATCGGTCTCGAACTCGCGGGACTCTGAACGATTACCTGCTCAAGTTCACAGCACCGGGAGAGAACAAAGTCAAGATCGACACCGAAGGGCAAGTGAGCCGGAACGATTGGATCAAGTGGGCGGAGGGGACTTGGGATGACATCATTGAAACCGACACGCTTAATACGAAAGTCGCGAAATCCGAAGATGACGTGAAACACATTTGCCCGCTTCAGTTGGAAGTCATTCGTCGGTGCATTCTGCTTTTCTCGAACCCCGGCGAAATCGTTTTCAGTCCATTCGCTGGGATCGGTTCGGAAGGGTATGTCGCCCTCGGCGGCAAGTCGCCGAAGACGGGCAATCGCATCGCGAACCCGCGACGGTTTTACGGCTGCGAATTGAAGCGTGAGTATTTCGAAACAGCCTGCAAAAACCTGAGCGATGCCGAGACGCAAACGGAAACTGATGAGGCATCGACCTTGTTCGCGGAATTGGAGGCCGCATGATCCTCCCATCATCAACCCCGACGCTCTTCGAATCAGTTCAACAGGAGCCGCGATGATTACGAAACTCACCGACGAACAGATCGCACGCTTCCCCGAGTTCGTGGAGAAGTGGAAGTCGATTGGGTTATCGACCGAACCTGCCGATCGGCCTCGTGCCGAGGCTGGGATCGCGAAGGCGTACGAGATCGCAGGATTGAAACCGCCGCGGATCGTCTGGTGCGGTTCACCATTCTCGCAAGGGCTGACCCGTGCAATCGTCATGGGATTGAAGAAGCCGATTGCCAGCGTTGGCGACAGCGTTCGGGCCAGCGTTTGGGCCAGCGTTCGGGCCAGCGTTGGCGACAGCGTTCGGGCCAGCGTTGGCGACAGCGTTCGGGCCAGCGTTTGGGCCAGCGTTGGCGACAGCGTTCGGGCCAGCGTTGGCGACAGCGTTTGGGCCAGCGTTCGGGCCAGCGTTGGCGACAGCGTTTGGGACAGCGTTTACGGTCAACACGAAGCGGGCTGGCTGTCTTATATAGACTACTTCGCCACCGCGTGCGGCCTAACCGAGCAAACGCAGAAGTTGGCCGGCATATTTGAGGTCGCACAATCCGCGAATTGGTGGCTGCCCCACGAAAAGATTTGCTGGGTCTCAGAGCGTCACAACGTATTGAACCGTGACGAGCGAGGCCGCCTTCACTGCGAGAGCGGGCCGGCGTTGCAATATCCCGACGGGTGGTCGATCTACGCCATCGGCGGCGTACGAGCTGACGAGCAAATCGTGATGAATCCGCAAACTCAAACCGTTGAGCAAATCAAAAAAGAATCGAACGAGGAAATCCGCCGCATCCGCATTGAGCGGTTCGGCTGGGAACGTTTCCTGAAAGAGTCTGGCGCGAAGGTTCGCGAACAATGTCGCAACGAACGCGACACACAAGACGAGAGTCTTTACCGGTTGGACGACGGCACGCAACGATTCGTTTGTGTCGATCCGTCCACGGGCCGCAGGTACGCATTGGGCGTGCCGTCGGAAATCCAATCCTGCGAACAGGCACAGATGTGGATGTCGCACAATCTCGATCTGTACGCAACTCACCGATCCTAACCCAGGAGAAGGCAATGACAACGACGACCAAGCCGAAGAGCGTGCGGGCCAAGGCAAAAAAGGCCAACGCCCCCGCGATGGAATCAATCGTGAACAACGCGCCGCGTCGATTCGCAGACGCCGATTGGCCGGTCGGCAGCGTTGCCCATCAGGGCGATGTGATTCTCGTCCGTATCGCGGAACTCACCGCAGAGGCAAAGCCGAGGAAGAATCGCCAGGTTGCAGACGGAAACACGCAGGGCAGCCGCCATATTCTCGAAGGTGGCAAGATTTACGACTGCAATTTGCCAGCGGTCGCCAAGGCGATCAAGGCCGCTTGCCCCAGGTCGAGCGTTGGCGAGCAGTACATCGGCCCGGTTTTCCTTACTGACGACACGACCGCTTTGCGTCACCCGGAACACGGCGACCACGAATACGACGCCGGGATGTGCGTGGCGGTGGTCTTTCAGCGGAATCTTGACGCCGAGCAACGTGAACAAGTCGCGAGAGACTAATGCAAACACTCTTCGACATCCCCCGCATCGACGCCAAGGCCCAGGCCATCGAACGAGTCTGGAACGCATCGCCCGACGATTGGAAAATCGCCGCGATCGACGCGGTACGCGAACTGTGCCGCACCCGCCGCGAATTCACGACCGACGACCTGCCGGCCGACATCCGCAACGGCGTGCCGGAACCGCGTGCCCTTGGTCCGTTGATGCTGCACGCGGCGGCGGCGGGGTGGTGTGTGAAAACGGACCGCGTGCGGGCATCGGTCCACGAGAAAAACCACGGCAGACCCAAAGCGGTTTGGGAGTCGATGATTGCGGGGAATACCTAATGCCCACCGTCCGCGACACCCCCGACGCCGTTCTCGCTGCATTCGCGGCGAAGGGGATGTTTCCGTGCGACAGCGCGCCGCCCGTGCGCGAAATCGCCCCCAAACTGGTAAATTGTCGTCCGGAAACCAAACGCGCCCAAATCGAAGATAATGCGATTCTGGAAGGTATCGCAGAACCGCTGGTTATTACGCTCCCGCTGTCGCCTTCGACGAACAACCTGTTCCGCAACGCGGGCAAACGGCGAATCGTGACACCGGAATATGCGGCGTGGAAAGTGCGAGTCGCGGCGATCCTGCGGAAGACCCCGCAATGGACCGGCGGATACCCCGTGGGCATCACGATCACCATCATCGGCGGGTCTGACTGGCGGATGAATGCGGACGTGGCGAACCGGGAAAAGGCGACGGTCGATGCTTTGGTGTCAGCGGGCATCATTCACTCGGACTCGTGCAAACACGTCCAGGACAACCGACAGCGGTTCGAACGTGGGCCGAAGGAATTGCCAACGGTGATGCGGGTAGAAATACGGTCGTTTGCCACTCACTGACTCTGTGCCCTCACGCGGATGCTTGGGGATTGACGTTTATTCCCGGAATTGCGCTCTTAGGCCACTACCGGGATTCGAATTGTGTCCGGGGATAAGGCAACGGGAATAAAAGACGAATCGCTCTGGGACCGGCACGGAATCGCTGATGCAAAGAGGCTATCACCGATCGAACAACTACTCACCGAAGAACTTCGGCACCGTGTGAACCAAGCGATGAACAAAATACACAAACAGCATCGGGACATTGTTTGCTACCGGCTCGTCATCACCGACGGCAAGCGGAAGACGCTCCATCAGACGGGAAAGAGGTTCAAATTGATCCTGGAGCGGGTCCGCCAGATTGAAGCGGAGTCGCTCCAAAAAATTAACAATGACTTGAAAGCGATTTATCTGGACTACTGCACCAATTCGGAAGCGCAGTGGACAAAACCAAATTGAATCGATCTCAACAGCACCCACGGACGGAACGCATGATGATCATTAATCGGCAGGCACAGCGGAAAGCCAGTCGGCTCATTGCAACTCCGGTTCTGGATTCGCCGACTTGGTCATGCTCAAGCGAGGCATGCATCAATCTGCTGCCGCGATCATGGCCTCTCCGCGTGTACACCGGGAATCCGTCCGATCCGATCATTGCCCGGCTAACCGACTGCCCAGCGTGCGGCAAGCAACGACCACTCAACGCCGACGAGGAAGAGCGGGCCAACGACTCAACTCTCAAGGATCGGATTCGCGTAAAATCTCTTCGGCTTGCGGCACAGTTTGACGGGCAAACGATGACGGATGAAATCACGGCCGAACTGAATCTCTATGCCCGTCGCCTCGCCCTGATGTACGATCCGGCCAACGGTGTCCCGTGGATTCATTTCGCCGTGACACTGATTTACCGATGGTGGACGCCTCACCGCGTGATGGAGAAATTGAATACGATCGATCACCAGTCCCGCACGCTCCGCGATTACCACGAGCACCGTATTCCGGCCCGAAACGATGGTCGATGCACGTTGAAGTCCGACAAGGCGGTTGATTTCGCGAACATTCCCGCGTCGGAACCGGTTGACGACGAACCGGCGATTACGCCCGAGGGATGCCGTCGTTGGATGGACGCGGCCGAGTTGGATGTCACCGAGCGGACCGTGATTGTCAAACTGAATGGGCTCGACGGCGAACCGCCGATGACGAGGAAGGATCTGCAAAAGCAGTTGAGGAAAACGTTTCGCGAACTGAAAGTGATTGAACGATCGGCGTGTGACAAACTACGAAAGACTGATCCACCACTCGAATGATCCGCCGATTCCATCGGCTACACGGTACGTAGCCCCCCAAACCCCCCAAAGACTACTTAATTCGATAATTGACAGGGCCATTACTCATACATGAAAGGCACATATGCCAGTTTCTTTTTTCTTTTTCCGCACCCTACACACAGATTTTTTCGCAATCGGAAAAGCGACTTACGGCTTTTCTTTATTCCTGATTGACCGCTGTCTATTACAAAATCAGATTTAATTTGTCGTGCAGCCCAATATGTCGATTCAACTGATTTATTGTTTGCTTTGAGTATTTGATGAACATGACTGTGATGGTCGTCACATAAGGCCATGAAGTCATGCAACTCTTCACGGCCAAGACGAATGTACGTTGTGTGATGAAGTTGAAAACTGGAACTTCCGCAAATCTGACAATAAGCCGGTCGTCCCGTTTCAATCCATTTCCTTCGAAGCGAATACCAGTGCGGCGATTTCAAATAAGCCGCATAGTTTGGAAATCCGAGACCGTGAAGTAATTGGTTAACGTTCATCGCGTTCTCGCTTGCTCGTGCTGTTCCTTGCCAGAACGCACGCCAAAGCCATGCCCTGCGGGAAGAGCCGTCCCCTTCCATTCGGTTTACGAACGACGGTGCGATACCGCCACCGCAAGCGAGCAAGCTGGTATTACGGCCAGCAAGTCCTGAGCGATGTGCCCTCGGGCGCGGATCGTTCGCCGCGGCGAAGTTTCCCGGACATCCCAGGCCGGTTCGAAGAGCCGATGACATCGCAACACCGGCGATCCAATTCTATGACCCCGAATTCAAGTCAACAAGAATCGACCCGTCAGACTGGCAACGGGACACGTCATCTTCCCTATTGGGGAGGTAAACATCAGTGTCAGGATACAGCGACTCTCATCAAGACGATTCGGACATTGCTGTTTCGCTCGCGGTGTTGTGGCCGGAAACCAATCCCGCAGACGATGAGGAAGGCTCTTATCTCGACAACGAACGGCTGATTATTGCCGAGCGGCGGAAAAAAGCATCCGAGTTGTACCTCGCCAAATGGTCGATGCGGAAGATTGCAGACGAATTGAAAGTCTCACTCCGCACGGTTCAGAGAGACATTCACGCCGTACTGGACGGCTGGGAAAAATACACGAAGCAGAATTACTCCCGGCTGATCGTCAACGAACTGGCTCGCCTGGCTCATCGCGAAAGTGACATCGAAATTGAGTGGGAGAAGAGCAAGGGTGAAGTGACCGAAACATCGACCGGTAAACGCCGGGTCAACGGCAACACGCATGACACGGCTGCCGTCAAGAAAAAGCAGCGGTACGGCGACCCTCGACTGGCTCAACTGCTTTTGAGGTGCTGGGAACTTCGCTGCAAGCTGCTCAAATTGCTCACGGCGGAAGACGTTCTTCAAAAGGACAAAGTGATTCAAGGCGTTAAACTCGTAGCCGGAATCGCACCGGGGGAATTGGTGTAATGACCGATGCCGTTCCTCCGGATGCTCTCCCGTTCGTCTCGAAAGCCGAGGCGGCGTCCGGCCGCTTCTTCGATCTCCGCGGCGAAGTGGCTCAATGGGCTTTTCGCAACCGTTCGGAAATCTCCTGCCTTCATGGCCCGGTCGGATGCGGGAAGGCACAGCCGCTGGAGTCAATCGTTTGGACTCCGGATGGTTCAAAAGCGATGGGCGAAATCAGGGCCGGAGATGTCGTACTAACTCCCGATGGCGGTACGGCGAAAGTCATTTCCATTCACCCGCAAGGGATGAAGCCGACGTACCGCGTGACATTCAACACCGGAGAAATCGTTGAAGCTACAGGGGATCATCTTTGGACCGTTCATTACCACGGCGGAGGGAAGCGAAAGGGGAAGAAGGTACGTGTGATGAAGGCAACTCTGACAACCGATCAGATTGCAGCCAAATTATCAATTGGTCAATCTCATCCCCAGCCGAAGTATTGGGTTCCGAAAGTTGAACCGGTGGCGTTTCGTGAGCATCCATGTCCCATTCCTGCGTACTCGGTTGGGGTGATTCTGGGCGATGGTAACGTCAAATCATCGGGCCGCGTTGACATCACATCGGCAGATGAGGAAATTTTTCAGGCTGTTGGCCGAGACATGGGGAGCGATTGCCGCTTTGTAAAGCGGGACAAAATTACCCGATCACTCTTGGGATTAAGACGGCTTCGAACAGGGCGTTCGCCGGCCAAACGCGGGTATGTTTCCCGAACAATTTCTGGAAGGTGGATGGCCCGAGCCAGAATTCCCGGCGGAGGCGCGAAGTACCTAGGGTATTTCAATTCGCAACGAGAGGCGAGCGAAGCGGTCGAATTAAACACGATGCCGACTCACGGTCCGCAAGATGAGCAATCCGGGCTTCCGCCAAATCTTCGCAGGCTGGGAATTGCCGGGTGCCGGGCTTGGGAAAAGTTCGTCCCCAACATTTATAAATTTAATTCGAAAAATGTGCGGCTGTCGGTTCTTCAGGGTCTGATGGACACGGATGGAACCGTCGAACGTATCAGCGGAATGCCTTCGTTCACGACGACCAGCCGTCAACTCGCCGACGATGTCGCCTTCCTTGTGCGATCAATCGGCGGGGCGTGCAGCATTACCGACAAGGAGCCAACGTATCGCTATAGCGGGGAAAAGCGGAAGGGGAGAAAGGCTTACACCTGTTGGATTCGTTATGACAACGGACCAGAACTGTTCCGGCTCGAACGCAAAAAGAGCATCGCGCGGTTCCGCACGAAATACCCCGTTCGGAAATTCATTAGCGGCATTGAACTGATCGGAGAGAAGCCGTGCCAGTGCATCTCCATCGACCACCCGGACCGGCTTTATCTCACGGACGGGTTTATCCCGACGCATAACACGATCATTTGGCTTGAGGTGATGAATGCGTGTGCCTTGAAATATCCGGGCATGCGTGGTGCGATCATGCGGAAGTACCGCCGCTGGCTCACGTCGGCGGCTCTCGTGTCGTTTGAAAACAAGGTGCTCACCGGTCGGGAACTGATTCCGGATCGTATTCAGCCCGCGAACCGATCGGCATACCGGTATCACAATGGGTCTGTCATCGACGTGGTCGGATTGGACGATCCGCAAAATGTCATGTCCAGCGAATACGACCTGATCTATTTGCAGGAGGCCACGGAATGCTCATGGTCAACGATCGAAGACATCAACGGCCGTCTCCGATACGGTCGAATGCCGTACCAGCGACTCGTGCTCGACTGCAATCCGAAAGGGCCAAAGCATGCGATTAAGAAGGCGATGGATGCGGGGATCGTCGAAGGCCGGGCGATGCGACACCGGGATAATCCGTGGATTTACAATCCCGACGGCACGCTGACAAAGAACGGCGAAGCGTATCTGAAGCGGCTCGAAAAGTACACCGGCGTCAAATACCGGCGGAACGTCCTCGGGGAATGGGTCCAGGCGGATGGTGTTGTTTTCGACCGCTGGGATAGCTCGATCGGAGTCGTTTCACGCGATCAATTGAACAACAGCGAACGATTCAAGAATCATCACCTGTGGCGGCGAATCTGGTCGGTTGACTTCGGTTATTCTCACCCGTTCGTCTGGCAGGATTGGGCGATTGATGAAGACGGCAACATGCTGCTCATCAAAGAGATTTACAAGACCGGCATTATCGTCGAAGACGCGGCCCGGATGATTCTGGAAGTCACCGCCGGCGAGCCGAAGCCGTTCGCGATTGTCTGCGATCATGACCGCGAAGACCGTGCCACGCTCGAGCGGCATCTCGGCATGCCAACGATCCCGGCAATCAAAGACGTGCAGGTCGGTATCGACGCGGTCCAGTCTCGCATGACGCCTGCGGGCAACGGCCGTCCTCGGCTCATGCTCTATGAGCATTCGCTCGTGCATTCGCCGGACGAGGCATTGGATGACCGGGCGTCATCGACGGTCGGATCGTTTGATGCGTACGTGTGGAAAAAGAACATCGACGGCACGATCACGAAAGATGAAGTGGTAAAGGAAGAGGACGATGGGGCAGACGCTTGCAGGTACGCCGTCATGCACCTCGATCACCGCCATGCCGAACCCGACGCGGGCAATTATTCGGCACCGCCAACTGACACAACCATGCACGACATTTTCGGCAGCACGGAGGCTATTCGATGGGTCTGACATCATCGATCGCATCGATTGCCCGCAGCACTTGGGGTTCGATGTTCGGCACGACTCGCGATCAGGCACAATTGGATGCCTGGCACGTGGGCATGGCCGGCCCGCCGTCCGACCGCATCAATCAGAATCCGTACCCGCCGCCTTTCCAGAACCCGCAAGACCTTGACGTCTACAGCCGTGAAGCCAGCGAAATGCGGTTCGCGTATCAGCGGTTTTACGCCAGTGAGCCGACGTTCCAATCGGCGATTGACGGCAAGGTGGCATCGATCGCCGGGCTGGACGTAGGCATTCAACCGTGTGATGAATCGTCGGCGATCGATAAGAAAGCGGCCGAGTTTTGCCGCGATGCGATCGCGAATTGTCCCGGCGGATTCTCGGGCCTGATCGAAAACATTCTTCGCCCGGCGTTCCTCACCGGATTCAGCATCACGGAGAAATGGCTTGGCGGCGTCGATGAAGAGGCATGCTTCAACCGACTTCGCCCGAAATGGAATGGACTGTGGGCACCGCGGCGGATGGCGAGTATCGATACGAATTACATGCGGTTCCAACTGGACGAATCCCGGCAAATCACCGGCGTCATCAACACGCGGCTGGGCCTGAAAGGCTACTCGCCGGATCGCGTCCTGATTTTCACTCACCGGAAGATCTTCGAAAACCCGTACGGCCGAAGTGATGGCCGATCGGCATACCGTGCCTGCCAGATGATCGAAAATGCGTACAAGCTCTGGTATACCGCGATCAAGAATTACGCGGCCCCGTTCCTCACAGTGAAAACGGACTCGAAGGGGGCGATTCTCACGGCTTTGCAGAGGGCGTTGAACGAAGCTCGAGCCGGTGGCTGGTTGACGGTCAGCAAGCAGGACGAAATCGAACTGCTCAATTTCGCGTCGGCGTCCAGTTTCCAGGCGTTCGAGCGCAAGGTGATGATTGCCCGGCAGGAGATTTATCTCGCCGTTCGCGGTTCGTGGCTGCCGTTCCTCGAAGGATCGCAGCAGGACGGCCGCGGCGATTCGCAGGTGCATAAAGTCGCATCGGACGCGATTGAATCTCTGCTCGTGCAGTCCGCCTGCGAGGTCGTCAATCAGCAGTTGATTCCCGACCTCGTGCGTCCGAACTTCGGCGATCAGTGCGGCCTGCCGACGATGACGCTCGGTGGCACGAACTGGATGGAAACGAAGACACAACTGGAAGTGATTCGAACGGTGGAGAAAGACCTCGGCCGGCCGGTCAGCACGAAACTCATTTACAAGATCAGTCAGCAGGAACCGCCGCGGGATGATACAGACGGTCCGCCGCCTGCACCGGCACCGCTCGCATTACCGCCGGGTCAGGCACCGTCGCCGCCTTATCCATTCAACTCTACGGCTAAGTTTTCCGGCGAATCGAATGCGGTCCCCGTCATTGAACTCTGGACCGATCCCGACCGCCTCCAATTCAAGCCGTTCGATGGCCCCGATGGACTGACAAAAGAACGCCGGGTGTCGCTTGATCCATACGACGCCAACGACGGCCGAAAAATCACCGCATGGATGGACCCAGAGAAAAACCGGGCCTACGTTGTTGACGGTCACGGGCTGCTCGCACAGGCGAAAGCCGCAAACGTCAAGACGGTCCCGGTTCAATGGCTGCCCGCGAAAACGGCGGATCAGGCACGCGACATGGGCCGCATTTTGAATGGAGGTGCTGCCGCTCAACCGGAAGCGACCTTTTCCGATACCGAAGATGCCACCGAACCCGCCAGCCCGCCCGATGCCCCGATAGCCGGGCCCGACGGCCAAACGGCGATGCGTTTGGCCGAAGTCGCCATGAAAGATGGCCGTGACGTTCTCGAATCGATCACCGCCGATGCCGTCAAGCGAAAACTCAGCGGCGAAACCGGACCGCTTTTCAATCCCGACGAACTGGAATTGCTTTCTGAGGCAATCGCCGCATCCAACGCCACGGCCGAACTGCTCGGTCGTTACCGCATCCGCGAGCGTGTCGCCAACGAGTCGGCCAAACGGTTCGCTCAATTCGATGAAGGGACAAGCCCGAATCGAGTCGTACCGCTGATCCCAGAAATGGCCCTCAGTTTCTTCCGCCGACTGATGCCATCTCTGTCCGCCCTGCCCGACTTCGTGGGCCGGATGCGTCGGGCCTCGTTTACGCTGGCGGTCAACACCGGCGAAGTCATTCTGAAGAAAGTCCAGGATTCAATCTCTCGTGCGATTCTGGAAGGCAGAACCGGCACGAGTGACGTTCAGGAAATCCTCGATAAGGCGGGCGTTTCGGCTCAAAATCCGCAGTACTGTTTCTTGCCCGGCACGCTTGTTGAAGGCAGAGTATTTGCCGCGTCAAAGGCCTGGTATGACGGCCCGGCCGTGAAGATTCAAACGGACGATGGCCGAACGCTTTCCGTAACCGTCAATCACCCCGTACTGACCACCGCGGGCTGGAAACGCGCGGGCGACTTGCAAGAGCGAGATCAGCTTGTCTGCTACGGAAGCGGCGTCA